CGTACTTCTTTCTTATTTATAAATAAATTAAGAAATATGAACGACTTATTTATCAAACATCTGAATGAGATCTTCTATATAGAAGATATTAGAAAAAATGTGAATGAAATCTAATTTATAAATAAATTAGGAAAGTAACGATATGTATTATAACGATGGTCATTTAAGAAAATTAGCGGAGGATTCTCTTTATGAATCCACACTAGGATTGTACATTTATGATCCTGATTCGTGGAAACGTATTAAGAATATCGAACCTGACGAGTGGGATTCTATCATCAGTAGTGATGAAATTATCAATGATTTGAAGATTAGATTGGGTTACGAGTTATCTTATGACGGTTTAAAACAAATGATTGATAAAGAAGAAAAAGAACGTGACAAAACTAGAAGAGATTGGAGTAAGGGCGGTGGTTCGGGGACCGGCGGTGGTTCGGGGACTGACGGTGGTTCAGGTGAGAGATTACCTTACAAAGATTAAGGAGAAAAAAGAAATGGATATTTTGAAAAGACTTGAAAAAGTTATGGAGAGTACCACAGAAACTCCGTTATATCTTAGAACTGCTAAAGATCTTGTTAAAAAACTTAAACACACTATTAGTCATCATGATTCCCCTAGTCGATTCTTCGATGCACGTCTTCACAGACTTCCAGACGAATTTGATGAATCTGTATTGATTATTAAATTTGCATGTGCATTAAAAAACGATGATCATAAAACAATTATGAAGGAAGCACCTACAAAATTCATGATTGCTATTCACGGGTTCGATAGAAAAGGTATACCGAATGGACATAATAAATGTGAACTTATCTCGTTTAACAGATTGAAAAACATCGATGAAGGAAGAGGCGAATTTAATGAAGTACACGAAAAACATAAGGTGACTAAAGAAGGTACTTTAGAAGAAGTAGGGAAACATTTGATTAAATATATTAAAGAAAATATCAAGAAGTTCACGGATATGACTTCAGTATTTAGAAAACAAAATGAAAAACTCGAAGAGGTTAAAGAAGATGCAGGCGCAGGCACCGCGTCTAATTCTGTTGCAGGAGGAACCCAATCAGATGTACCTGCTGAAACTTCCGATGGGATCGATCAGGATTCTATGACAGGTATCTCGCGTTTCAAAAGTCGTTGGGGTGAAATTATGACAAGAAAAAAGAAAAAGAAGAAATAACGTGAAGAAAGATGATAAAAAATATAAATGGTATCTGTATAAAGTTCAAAATCGCGATAAATATTTAGCACATAAAATCCCTGTTTGTAGATCAAAATGGGAATATTCATTCTGTGAATTTTTAGATACCAATAAAAACATTCTAAAATGGTCAATCGAACCATTTGCAATTCCTTACTTTTCATCAACCACTAGAACAAACAGAAATTATTTCCCGGATTTTTACGTCCTCGATAATAATAAAAAAACTTATATTGTTGAAGTAAAACCTTTTAGAGAAACAAAAAAACCCAAAGTTTCCAAAACAAAGAAAAAAACAACCCTTATATACGAACAAAAGACTTATATGACAAATCTTTCTAAATGGGAAGCAGCACAAATTTTTTGTGAAAAGAAAGGGTGGGAATTCTTTATTCTCACAGAAAAGAACAGATTTAAGGAATTTAAGATCCCTTGATTAACGATATTCTGTGCGGAAGATATAAATAAAGTTAAAGTACACGGAGTTTGTAAATAATGGCGTTATGGGGTAATACAAATGCGGGAAAATATAATTTCTTCGATTTTGAAAATAGTTCAAAAAAAGGGTTTATAGAAAAAATTATTAGTGTTTTTGGTGAATTAGAAGTCGAAGAGTTTAAAAAAGATAAAGGTGTTTCTATTCTTGATTCAGGAAAAGAAACAAATCCCTTTGTTCATATGTCTTCTCAGGGTACGGGAGATTACAGAAAATATGTCAATTATGAAGAAGCATCCAAAGGAACTAAACTCAGAATCTACCGTCAAATGGCAGAATATCCAGAAATATTTTATGCGTTGGATATTTTAGCGAATGAAATTGTCAATAAGGATGCTAAAACAAAAGATATTCTCGATTTTAAAATAATAAATAAGGAATTAGCGAGTAATATCAATGCAAAAGATAATATTCGTAGAGAATGGGAGTATGTGGTTCATGACTTGATGAACTTCAATAAGGACGGGTGGGAAGTCGTTAAGACTTTTTTGATTACAGGTGAAATATTTTATGAGAAAATCGTAAACCCTGATAAAAAACATGAAGGACTTAAAGCAACCAGACGACTTTTACCAGATACGACCTACGTTACCTATAACGAACATGGAGAAATTGATCACTTTCAGGTAGGAAATATTGCGGCAGGTAAAAAATTTGTCATCCCGAAATCTGAGATTGCATATGCAAGATTTGGTGAAATGTCTTATAATCAAGACACAGGAGAAAGAATTGCATTAGGATACCTAGAACGTGTTAAAAAAGTTTGGAGACAATTACAACTCTTGGAAGAAGCAGTTATTATCTATCGTGTCGTTAGAGCACCTGAAAGAAGAGTTTGGAAAATTGCAACTGGAAACATGCCTCAAAGACAAGCGTTACAATATATAGACAAAATAAAGATGGAATATAGACAAAGAAAAGTTTATAATAGTGCAACTGGTGGTATCGATGGTCAGGCAAATATCCTATCCATGTTAGATGACTACTGGTTCTCACAACCTTCAGAAGGGAATTCAACGGATGTTACGACACTTCCATCTGGTCAAGCTCTTGGGGAAATTAGAGATTTAGAGTACTTTCTCACTAAACTTTATTTAGCGTTACACATACCTACTAATCGTCGTTTAGAGACTTCTATGGGGGCTCAACAATATAATATAGGTGATGTCGGACAAATTAATCACCAAGAAACAATGTTTGCTGAACTTGCTGATAGAATCGCAGAACGCATTACAGATGTTGTTTTTTCAGTCTTTAGAACTCATATGGAACTCAAAGGACTTTGGAAAGAATATGAATTAAAAGAACGTGACTTTAGAGTTGAATTCTATCGTAATAACTTCTTTGAAGAACTTAAACGTACTAAACTTGAAGAAACCAGAGTGCAATTGTTCGGTTCAGTTGCTAGTTACGTTGGTGAAGTTCTGTCTAGTGAATATGTCTCTAAGAAATATCTTCATATGTCCGAAGAAGAGTATTTGGAGAATAAAATGTTACTTGATAAAGAGAAAAAAGAGTCTGTTCAAGACCAAGGAACAGGTCTTGCAGGCGGTTTCTAAATTTTTTTATAAATATATTAAAAGAACCCGGAGGTAGTACTATTATGAATTCACTCGATAACTTTTTCAATTGTCTCATCAATGAAGATTATTCTAAAGCAAAACAACTTTTGAAACATACTGTTAAGGAAAAGATCAAAGAACGTGTTCAGAAAAAAGTAAAAGAAATGCGTGGAGGGGAAGCTTGTCCAATGGGATCACCTGATAAATCTCTTAAAAAAATTGGTGAAGGTAAGAAAAAAGGTTTGGATGTAATTGATGTGGGTAAAGTGTTGTCCGATCCTGAAGCTCTTAAAAATCTAAAAAAACATCAAACTGAATTACCTCCTAAAAAAGAGATAAAAGTTGGTAAGATGGGTTCTTCCAAAATTGGTGAAGGCAAGAAAAGTAAATAATGTTAAATCAAAAGAAAAAACTTCATAATTTCATCGACAGATTGGTCGCTGAAGATTATAAGACTACTAAGAAAGCACTTAAAGATATAGTGTTTGAAAAAGTAGCCTACAAAGTAGCTAAAAAAGTAGAGGATATTACTAAAAATGGTTGAACTTCAATTATTGAGAGAATTTCGCGATTATAAAGATCTTGAAATAGTAAAAGAAGATTTTGATGGTCAGAAGAGACTTTATATTACTGGACCATTTTTGCAAGGTAATATCAAGAATAGAAACGAAAGAATTTATCCTACTGATATGTTGGAATCTTCGATTAAAAAATATGTTGAAACAAAAGTTAGACATAATCGTGCATTAGGTGAGTTGAATCATCCTCCCGGAATCGAAATCAATCTTAATAACGTTTCCCATAGAATTGTTGAATTGAAGATGGTCGAATCTAACGGATTAGGAAAAGCACTTATTCTCGATACTCCCAAAGGACAAATTGCAAGAGCACTTATTGAGGGTGGTTGCAATATTGGTGTTTCTACAAGAGGATTGGGAAAATTGGACGAGAATAAACAAGGTGTGAAATTAGTCTCTGAGTTTGATTTAGTTACTGTGGATATAGTTGCAGAACCTTCCGCTCCTGATGCGTATGTAAAGGCAATAAACGAAGGTCTTAAGTATTATATCGACGAGAAGACAAATGACATTTGCGCTCTTCCTAACAATCAAAAACAATGTGAGATGCAAATGATAGAAAAGGTTTATAGGATTTTGGAAGAAATTAAAGAAGGGTTGATATCTTTACCTAAAAAACAGGAACAAAGAGAGAAAACTATTATAGATGTTCTTAGAAAATCTATAGATAAAATTTAATTTTATAAATACGTATATCACTGTATATAAATTTTTTTTATAAATACATTATCAAGGAGAAGAAGAATGAGTAAATCAAAGACACAGATAGATCTTACAAGGATTTTTGGCGAACAAGTTAAGGAACTTAGCGCCGATCAAATTAATAAAATCTGCGAAGAAATTGAGACAATTGTTGAGGCAAGAACTCAAGGTGAACTTCAGATCAAAATAGAAATTGCTGAAGCAGAAGCCAAAGATAAATACGACTCTACTTTAAAAGAGAGTGTTAGTGTTTACGAAACCGTAAAGAAAGAAATGGAAAAGGCACTCCTTGAACGCGCTGTTGTGTATCAAAACAAACTCGTCGAAAAGATGGAAGCGTTTGTTGAATCCTATACTAAGAACGTGGAAGGCGAATTGGAAACGTTTAAGGAATCCCTTGTTGACAAACTCGACAAGTACCTTGAACTCGAACTTACCGAGTCTATCCCGCAGCAATTCGTCGAATCTACAGCAAAGGTTGCAATTTACGAACCTATTGTTGAAGGTTTTATGAATTTGGTTTCACAACACTATGTGAAAGCAGACACCGAGAGTTATGGTTTATTTAAGGAGGCTCATACGGAGATCGCAGATCTTCGTAAAGAAAACTCTCGGGTGAACAACAAATTG